TTGCGAGCTTTAGCTCGCTTTGCCGTCTTTGCGGACTTCTTAAACGCGGCGTCTGTTGGGGCGCCTTCGGAGCCGGGGCGGCGCATTTTTTCGCCCGAGCCAGCGGCGATGCGTTTGCGTTTGGCGTTGATGTTGGCGTAGAGGCCGGGTTTAGCCATGGTCGTGCGCCGTTTAGTAGACAGTGTAGTTAGAGCCGCCGGTGGCGTAGCGGCGGAGGCCGGCGAGGGCGTGGATGGCGTAGCCGGCGGCGTCTACGGGGCCGGATTTGTCGTCAATGCCGCCGCGGCCTTTTTCGGGTTTGCCGCCCGAGTCGTAAGCCTGGGTTTCGAGCGAGCGGATGAGGTATTTGCACTTGTTGGAGACGCGGAGGCGGTTGGCGAGGAGGAGGACGTTGATGGCGTTGACGCGGTCTTCGATGGCGGGGTTGGAGAGTTGGTTTTTGACCGAGAAGCCGCCGCGCTTGAGGAGGGCGAGGTCGGATTCGGCGGCGTTGGCGGTGGAGCGGTGGCGGGAGGCGGCGTCGGGGATGACGACGATGTTGTCGCGTTCCAGCTGGGAGGGGTAGGTGGTTTGGATGAGGCGGACGAGGGCGGGGGTGTCCTTGGCGGTGTGTTCGGCGATGAAGTGGAATTCGGGGCCGCGGCGCACCAGCACTTCGAGGAAGCAGGCGCCGACGTTGAAGTCGATGCCGATGAAGAGGCGGTCGTCCTCGTCGGGCGCGGTGTCGCACCAGTGGAGGTCGCGTTGGAAGTAGGGGTAGACGGTGGTGTTGGCGAGGTTGGTGAATTCGCCGTTGATGTACGAGGCGATTAGTTGGGGTGGGTAGTTGGCGTAGAGGGATTCGACGAAGCCTGGGGGGAGGTGGGGGTTGTCTGTTGTTTTTGCCTTGATGAGGCGGCGGTCGGGCGCGGGGTTTTCGATGAAGGTGGAGTACATCCAGCGGAAGCCTTCGGGGGTGCTGGCGACGGCGAGTTGGGGTTTCGTTCCGCCGCGGAGGCGGGCGAGCATCATTTCGCTGGCTTTTTGGGCGACGTCGTGGGGGGAGGTGTCGATTTCGTCGGCCAATACTGCGCTCAACGTCTGCCCCCTGATGCGGTTGAACGTTTCAGTCGCTCGACAGAGAAGAGTTGTGGTGCCGGAGGGGGTGTGAATTATGTACTCTGGCTGTGGCGAAACGCGGAAGTTGTGGGGTATATCGAATTCTTCTAGGAAATCGTCAAAGGCGCGCATCCAGACGTCACGAATCATGATGTTCGTTGGTTCGAAGACGGCCATTACCGTTCCAGGGTTATCCATTGCCAGGAGAACGGCTTTTGCGGCGAGGGCGCGGGTCTTACCGGCGCCGAAGCCCGCGCAGAATCCCAGGATTTTGGTGTCTGTGTCGGTGCAGAAGTCGCGCTGCGATGGCAGCAGTGACTTAAGGATCCTGTCGCGGAGCGAGTCGTAGGACTCGGTGCAGTTTGTGCCCGTTCCAGTGGGAGGGGTGAGGCAGCCGCCTGCGGGGATTCGTGCCAGCAGGGACATGTGGCGGTACTTGCGTGTTGCCTAGCAGTCTACTGAGGGTGGGGGAGTGGGGATGGGGGGAGGGGGTTACCTGAGTATTACTGTGTGATTGTAGTGTGATTTTTGGGTTGTTCAGAGAGCAGCGGGTATCACCGCTCTCCCGCCGATCGCTTGGCTGGGGGGAGGTGCTGGGGGGATCCGTGGTGGGGGCCCCAGCTGGACAGACTGGACAAACGAAACCCCTTGCTAGCACTGGGGTTTGCCGTTGCGTACCTGTCCAATAGGCAGAGACGCTGGCCAGGGTGAGCGTGGGGGGTGGCGGGGGTGCCGTTAGGTGAGGGAGCGCAGCGCAGCTGATCCGCTCCGCTGCTGATCAGCCTGCCTGCCTATCTGCTGCGCTCCAGTGCTGCCGATTAGTCGGCCAGTTGGGTCACCCGTGAGATAAACGACAACGCGCCAAGGCCGTTACTGAGTTGTTTTGTCTCCCGTGCTTCCGCCAGTATTTCGTAGGCAGCATTTATCAAAGTGGCGGCCAGTTCCTTCCTGTCCGTCCGCTCCAGTTCCTGCACCATTTGCTGCCTAGCCTGCGCAATGCGCCGATCGATCGTTCGGGTGGGCAGCCCATAACGTGTGGCCATGGCCTGGCAGATCTGGTGACGTTGCCGTCCCATGGTCAGCATGTCCCGGACATCGTCAATTTGACGCACGATGTCAACGGCACTCTGGCCCGCACGATCTGGAGACTTTGCCGGTTTTGACCGCTCTCCTGCCATCCGCTCCAGTGCTGCCTACGTGTTGACCCTAGGTTGCCTGAGGCTAGGTTGCCGATTTGCGCCAAATGCACTACAGTGAGATTTGAGAGCGGAAAGACCCCAACTGGTGGGCTCCGCTCCATCCCGAACCATGCCCACTTCGAACGATTCCGCGCGGCGTTTTGCCGTGATGGTCCACCCGGTTAGCACGGGCCTTTGGGCGGCCGTGTCGACCCATTGGGACTACGGGTCCGCGTATGCGGCCGCGCTGGCGCTTCATGCCACGCTCCAGGCTGACGACGCTGTCACAATTCAGGAGGTGGCGCAATGATCGGCACCATCCGCACCAGTGCTCTCGCAATCACCGCCCTGCTGATCGCCACCGCGGCGCTGTCGTTTGACGCTGGCCGATCCACCGGCCGCGCAGCTGCTATGCAGCACGCTCCAGCGCAGTGCCGCTGATGGCCTGGCAGCTTCTGCGGCCGTATCGCGGCCCCGTTCCATACGCTCCAGCGCCGGCGGCCAGTAGTGTCATCCGCTCCAGTACTGGAGAACTTGACACTATCCCCCAAACAAACCATAACCACAAACCACCACACCGCAAGGAACTAACCATGACCGAGCTGATCCGGTTCAATGCCGGGAACGACAAGAACGGGAATCCCCGCCGCATATATGCAGAGATTGCATCGGGACAAGTGGCCAGGGTATGGGATGAAGGTTACAAAGGCCATCATGCCGTTCCACCAGAGCTCAGAACTGCGGCCGCCAACTGTGCAACGTTGCCCATCACGCCTAAGGGCTACCGGGATCTCCTGAAATTTCCTTCCTTTCTTGCTTAAAACCATGACAAACAAAACCATCACAATCCAGTGCCGCGACTCTGCCCGAACCGTTCCGGTGGTTTGGGCCGGGGATTGTCTGGCGGTCCATCGGCCGATAAAGAACGGCGCACCATCAACGGCGCCGCGGTGCTGGACTCTGACCCATAGCCCGTCCGGTTTGGCCATCGTTTCATCGTTGACCGTTGCCAAACGGGATGCGGTTGCCCTTGCCAAGGCGTGGGATTCTGCGGCCGCTTTAATCGATCCCTCCAAACCGTCCGCGTGGCGATTCTTGCAAGCGTGGCGCGATGATCTCCAACGCGTGGGAATCGTTCCGGTTTGGGGGCCCCGTGATCTCCCGGAATCTGAGCGCGCGGCCGTTTGGCGCGCGATGGGATATGAACCAGCCGCGGATGATGGAGCGGCCGCACAATATCCAGCGGAGATCACCCGCCAAACCAGCGGCGCCGGCGCCGTTCGGCGCAACGCTGAGAGCGGAGAGCTGGAATTCTGGTGGCTCCCACGCGGCGGTAACTACTGCGACGCGGACGCCATCACGCTGGCGGGGTGGTATCCCGTGCCATGCCTGGCAGACGTTGAAGCGTGGGCGCTGGATTCTGTGGCCGAGACACCGTGCGGTGACTCTGTGGAACCGGACCACCCGGACGCGTGGACACGCTTGCTAGGCGTGATCTGAGCCAAACCGAACCACCACAAAACAAACCGTGACACAAACAAAACCACAAACCGCCGGCCGCTTACGCTTCCACCTAACACCGGTCAGCTCTAACACCAAAACCGGCCCCATCCCCGTCAGCACGTCAAGCCGCGAGACTTGTCCGGATTCTTGCCCTTTAAAGCGTAAGGGGTGCTACGGGGATGGCGGGCCCATTGCGATCCACTGGGCGGCCGTGACGGACGGATCCCGCGGTGTGCCGTATGGCGACTTTCTGGGGCTGATCCGTAAACTGCCCGCCGGCCAAATTTGGCGGCACAATCAGGCGGGCGATCTGTGGAAACCGGGAACGCTCACCGGCCGTACGGCGCTTAACGCATTGGTCGACGCAAACCGCGGCCGCCGTGGTTTCACTTACTCTCACCACAAGCGGACACCGCGGACGGTGGAAGCGTTCCGGGCCGCAACTGCGAACGGTTTCACAGTTAACGCGTCCTGTCACACGGAAGCGGAAGCGGACGCGGCCATGGCGGATGGATTGCGCGCCGTGTTCATCGTTCCGGCGGATGATCCCCGAACCACTTGGGAAACCGCCGGCGGAAACCGCGCCGTGGTTTGTCCGGCGCAACGGTTTGACGGCATGACCTGCCAACGGTGTCAGCTGTGCCAGGCCCGGCCGTCAAACGTTGCCGTGGTTTTTAGAGCCCACGGGAACGGCCGCCGGAAGGTGGAAACCGTGATCGCGAACCTATGAAACGGAACCGCGCCACGGATGCGGAACGGATGAAACGAGAAGCGGATGCTCTCGAACTGCTGGCGGCCGGTGTGGGTTCCGCATTTGCGGTTCAAACGTTGGCCAGCCGGTACGGTGTCAGCTTGCGCCAGGCCCGCCGGTACGTTGCGGCCGCATCGTTTGAACTGGTGGACGAGGCGACGCCCCACGCGTTGGACACCGCCGCCATGCTTACGCTCCACCGGTTGGACCTGCTGGCAGGCCAGGCGATGGCGGAAGGGGATCACGGTATGGCAGTTCGTGCCAGCCGGGCCCACGCGGCGGCCCTTGCTCAATTCCGCCGTGCCATCACGGCGCCGGTAACGCGGTTCCGGTTGCCGCCCACTACGGCGCCACCGGATGATCTCCCGTTCTGAGCCCGAACCACACCGGCCCACGCGGCCGGTTTTTTATGGCCATATTGCGTCCGCGGTTTGTGCCGCTTGCGAATGTTAAGAGTTATGAAAATCACGCTAGCCTCACACTGTAGCGGCGAGAATAGCCGTTGAGCCCACCGGCTCACCTAACACCGCACCTAGGCAAACCAGCCATGCGCACCATCACAGAACGCGCCAGTAAGGCGGAGATTATCTCTGCCGCGCTGGAGCTGACAGACTCGCAAGCCTCAGAACTTGCAACCCTAAGGCAACGTCAAACCATCCTGCTAGGTCTGCTGGCCATCCTGACCATTCTGCAGCTGATCTGACCGCCCACCCTGGCCAGCCCCAACGGCTGGCCTTCTTTATGCCTGCGGTTTGAGAACGATTCCTATTCTCCTTCTCACCGCATCGCCCTAACGCTATTGAGAACGTCTCGCAACACCGATAGCGCAGCCCCGCACCAATGCAGAATCTGCATCGCCGCAGGCGCACCGTAGGCGGGAATTCCGGCCACGCTCCAGCAGAATCAAACCTCCGAAACTCGGATGTTTCCCTATGAATGCAAATTTTGGCCTTGAATGGCCCCTAGGAGCCCCAGGAAGGCCCTTGAATGGCGTTTAGGGTCCTACCCCTTGAATGGCCTCGTAGAAGATTCTGCAGCGCTCCAGGTAGCCGTCTTGGGCGCGAACGAGTTGGTCGCGGTTGATGAATGTCACGTTGGGTTCGCCGATGCGGCGAGCCACCACGATGAATGCGCCAGCGGGTTGAATGCCGGTTAGGTGTTCCAAGCCAAGCGAGTAGGCACCGGCTTGGAGGCAGTAGTCGGCCATCATTTCGGGGCTGCGTTTGGTATTGCTCGTCTTCCAATCGGCCACTAAGGGCGAGCCAGCTAGAGCGGGGTCTGCTCCGTACTGCTCCAGGGTTTTTTGCGCGACTGAAAGGAGCGCGTCGGCGGTGCCGGCGAAGCCTGCGGGGTGATGAATGCTGAATTCACAAGCGTGGCACTGGGTCACGTTGTTGGCGATCCAGGTGGTGAGGCTGCGGGCGAAACCTTTGGCGCTGAGGCTGACTGCTGGGACGCTTGGCAGTGCTTGCGCTAATGCCCAACGAAAGATGGGCGTGGGGATATGGGGGAGGCCGTGGGAGTCGGTGCGGAGCGAGCCGCGCTTGTTGGCGACCGAGCGAGCAACTTTGTTGGCGGTTTTGAGTATGTATTCCGCTTGGGAGTGCGCTTGTGTGCCTCGGGTGGCGGCGACGGTGCGGTCTTGCTCGGCCGCTCCAGGGCCGTAGAGGAATTCTTGGCGCTTTGCCCAGCCTTCGAGGCCGGACTTGTCGGCGGTGGCACTGAGGATGCTGGTGACCGAGTGGTAGATGTTGCCTGCTTTGTCTCTGTAGATGCGCGAAGCGCCGGAGTCGTCGCGCACCAGGGCGGAGCGGCGGAGGGCGGCGAGGGCGTCGGTGCGGTCCAGGGTCACGCCATCACCTGATT